ACTGATACGTTGTCTAATAAAGCCGATTGCCCAATGCTTGTTCCGTGTGAGCTTCCAATATAAGTTGTTGTTGCAGTTGCAGTAAATTCGTGAGTAATAGTTAAAGCATTTGTTGTTGTGTTAAAAGATGAATCAAAAAATGCTCCATCTAAATTTGAGCCATTTGATAACTTTAATTGAATCCCAGTACTACTATCTATATTGGTAATGGTTGCAGTTGCTAAATATTTTTTGCCAACAACTGTTGTTATTCCTTGCCTAACCCTACCTAACGAGATAGTGCTAACAATTTTCATTTGTCCACTTACGATAGATAATGTTGAATTGTAATCTGGACTTGACCAATTTGTTGTTCCACCACTAAAATCCCCATTCGTAACTAACTCACTCCCATACGTTGGAGTAGGTTTTACCGAGTATAGCTTTCCGTTTTTATATCCGCTTGGTATTTGGATTAAACTTGCTTTGTCTAAAATACTCATTTGATTCTGTTTAAATTATTAATTGTACAACTTTGATTTTCAACCACACCCCCATCAGTTAACACTCTTAATTTGTATGCCTCAAAAAGAATCCGACCAATTGAATCGAATGTCTTTATTGCACTATATTGAACACCAAATCCAATCATTAAAGTTTGATCAATAATACAGACCCACTTGCAACACTTACAGTCTTAAATGGTCGTTCACTCGCTGGAGCAATTACCATCCCTTTGGTCAATGTCTTTCCAGTCAATCCCCATTCTGTAAGAATGTTATTGTCTAAAACATCCGTTAATGCAGTGAAAACCACATCATCATTAACCACTAAAAATCTATAATTTGTTGCAATTGTGCCAGTAATAACCGCACCATTGTCTGCATATTTTCCACCTTTTAAAGCAACTAATTCCTCTATTGTCATTTATTTAAATACTTTCTCTAACACTATACTCCATGATCACTCTCGCACATTGCGAAGTTGAATCAAACATTATTTCCTGATTGCTTAAATAAATTTGCTGAATTGTTTTGCCACCACTAACACCTTTAAATCGATTTAAAATCAAATCAATTTTATCAGCAATATTTGATGCTTCAGCAAATCCACCATTACCATCTTTGACTTTACTTGCAAAAATGTTTATTTCAACATCGTGATTTATTATTGAGTATCCATCCTTAAAGTTTTCAGGCGTAGATTGTTCCGTAATAATAACACGAGGAAATAAATTTTCTTGTGCAGCAAGTCCATAATTCAACTGTTGAACGATACTTGTTATTGATGTAACATTTAGCAGTTGATAGATAGCACCTCCAATCATTGATGCAAATTTGTAAGGCTAACTAAATTTATTAGTGTAAACTTTTTTACTTTGTTTGGCAGTTTTTGATGCGTTGCAAGATCGACACAATGCTTGAAAGTTATTTTCATCCCATTTATCACCGCCATCGGACACTGGAACAATGTGGTCAGTATAGTAAGATGATTGATGACAATCGACAATTTCACACACTGGATTGTGCATCTTATATGCAAGTGATAATTTTCGCCAACGTGATGTGTTGTAAAATTTTAAATCTGCTTGGTCCTTCAACCAATTCTTTTTTTTCTTTGGTTTATCATCTTTAAATGAATAAACTTTGTGTGGCATCTTTGGCATTATTAAGGAGTGTGTGGTGTGCCAGTTGCACGATAATAGTCACCATTAAAATCCCTCCAATAAATGTATGGACCATCTAAAATAAATTCACCATTTTTAAAATAGTCACCACCACCTTCAGGTGTTGGAGCAAGTGCATTCCCTTTCATTTGAAATAAATCCGCACGTACTTTGTTTGATTCAGTGACTTCACCTTTCTTAAAGACTGGAATGTCACCCTCACTTATTGGATAGGTTGTTTCTTTTTGAACTACTGGAATAACTACTGCACCAACATCAATATCGGATGTTACTTCAAAATAATCTGTTTCATTATTGTTGTTTGAGTTAATAACACTCAAAATATCCCCTTGATAAATTCTATCACCAGTATATGGTGGAATATTTATTTGTTGAACAACGTGATTATCAGGAAAAAATTCTTCAACATAATCAACACCTTCAAAAACACCACCATCAGCAACAACTCTATTTTTTTGGAACACTGCATATGTGTCTGATGAGTTAAGCATTGGTGTGAGTTCTTCAATACCTCTATAAATTTTATTAGTGTTTTCAACCACCTCACCATTGTTTGTTGATATATCAGCTGGATCAATGTTGTCTTTTATTCTTTTAATTGCAACACCAGTTCTTGCAGATATTTGTTCAAACCATTCCCCACTTACCTCATCCATTTCATAATCACGTGTGCAACCACTAAACACATACACCTTGTCATTGTATGCTAATGATTGATATGGATAATAATCACCAACAATTGTACTCATTATTTTTTCAACTGGCTTTGTTTGCAATGACATAGCTTCCATTACACGAGCATAAGATAAAAATGGATATGTGTCAAAATCACAATCCCATGTTGTTGATTCAACCAAACTAAATGATTGTGTATTGTTGTAATTTTTATCAATCTGAATCTTTGCAATTGTTGATGTACCAATTTCAGAATCAACAATAATCAACGGATCAAGTTCAACTTCTTTTGTATAAAAACCGCTTGGATTTTCAACCTCCAAAGTCATTGTGTTATTATCGTCACTTAATTCTTGTGGAAATAAAATTTCTATATCATCAATATAAAAAGCATTTGAAAAACCACTTGTTCCGTTTGCCATTGTTCTAAACTCATCCTTTCCATCATACGTTGTTGTAATTTGAAAAATCATGTCTTTAGCTTCAAAGTCTATTGTTGGAGCATCAAAATAAACATAAGTTGCATTACTTGAGTTTTTAACTATTTTAGTCCATTTTCGATTTGTTGAAACAGAATCATTATACCATTCAGCTTCAAGTTGTGGTGGGTTACCTATTCCTTTAATGTAACGATTGCCACTTTTTAATTCAATATCAATATTACATGAAAAGTTTGATGTATGATTTCCATATTGACCAGTTGCGGTTCTCACTCTCATTGCAACCCTTATATGACCAACACCATCACTTTTTATTGTTCCAATATTAATGCTTCTTGTTTCAATTGATGCCTTTCTACTTGATAATGTTATGCCTTCAATCTCAAGTTTACCCTCAATGTGTTGCTTTGCTAAAATTCTTGTTCGATATGCACCAGCAAAATATCCAAATGTTCCACCAGCTAATATGTTTAAATTTTCACTTCCTGAATTACCAACTGACTTTTGATGTGTGTATGTGTCATCAGTATAAGTACCATCTTTAATATACTCACGATATTTAATTGTTGTTGAATCAAAATTTCTTACTTGCTGAATCCAATACACACCATCGGCATGGTATATGCGACAACTGAACAAATCCATTAATCCTTTAAGTGCATCATAATATGACAAATATTGTGTTGGATTTTCATTAGTGTCACCGATAAACATATTGTCAGGAATGTATGTGTAATCAATTGGTGAATCATCCGTTGTTGTAGTTGCTTCAAGTATACGTGATGAATATTCAATTGATTCACGAATGTAAGCATCTGATGAACCCCAAAATTGTTTGAGTCCAAGAATGTCAAGAATCTCAAATATGTTGCTTTGTATTTTATTAACTGATAATGTTGTTTGTGTGTACTCGTATTTTTTAAGTGCATCAAGTCCATCAATAGCTTTAAATGTATATGGTCTTGGTTTATCTATGTTTGACCATTGAACAAGGTCCATTACAATAATACCTGCCCAATCAAGTTTCCAATCTGTTGTGTATCTATAAACTAATAATTTTAGTTTGTTATCTTGTGTGATTTGGTATTGTTCAAAGAACCTATCAAAATAACGATCATTGTTTGCATATGTGACTGATGTACTTGATGACTTTATTGAACCAAGTATTTCATCACCTTCACCTTTCCATTCTGTTTTTAAATCAATTAAATCCGGTGTAAATGTTGGTTTATATTGATCTGTTGTGGTTGTCGATGAAGGACCACCAATGTGAGTAAATGTTGCAGAATACGAAATACTTGTTGTAATTTGTGTTGTTATTCCGTTTGAATAAATACCAGTCACGCTGACCGCTTGTGTTGTTGATGATGTATGAATAAACAAATTTTTTCCAACTTGCAAATAATCTCGCCAATCTTTATTAATGTAAAATGTGTTACCAGTGCCACCAATTATTGCAACCTTTGGTAAACCAACATAATCATCACCAAATAATTCAACTTTGTATCGTGTGTTATTGTCTGATCTTAATTCACTCCTAAATATTACACCACTCATTTGTTATCTTGTAAATCCTTTTTCACGATTTTGAACAAGTATTAAATCACGACCTGATATTTTTGTTTCTAAAGATATTGGTTGCAATGCCATTGAACCCATACCACCACCAGCCATTGATGGTGTTGGAACATTACCACCACCACCAGTGTCAATTCCTTTTTTACTCAAGTTTGATATTGCTGCACCAGCTGCAACCAATAAAATACCACCAAGAATTGCTCCAGGACCATTCATGTTTTTAATTGATTCTTTTAGCATTATTTCAGCAATACCAATTGCAATCATTGCTTCACCAAATTGTCCCATAAACTTACCAATTGAATCAAGCAAACCTTGCCCAAAATCTTTCAATGAAACATCACCTCCACTTATCACATTACCCAAAAAGTTTCCAAATGCGGTCAATCCTTCAATTGCAAGTGACTTTAATCCACTACTTAATGACTCACCCATTTTCATTCCAATTCTTTCTGCTTGTGTTACAATACCTAATTCTTGATTTGATAATTGTTCAATTTTTATTTTAACTGGCTCAAACGCTTTATTTGCCATTTCACTAATTTGTGAAGTGACCTTTTCAATTCCTCTTTTTGGTGGTGCTTGTATTGGAATTCTAAGTAATTTACTAAATTTTCTGCCACTAGTTTTTACACCACCAGTTTTTGTGCCACCACCTTCTTTATTATCATCATCTTGCAATGTAAACGCTGAAACTTGTTCTTTGACTTTCTTTAATGTTTCACCAAAAGACTTAATTTCTTTTGTTGCTTCTCTTGGTTTTAATTTAAATTGGTCAAAAAATGCATCAACACCAATATCAACACCAAACAAATTAGCAAATTTAGAAAAGCCTATTGCAATACCTTTTATTGAATCAATTACTGAATTTGCAATTCTTACCCATAAATTATAAAAGTAATCAGCAAATGCATCAAAATTATCTCTTACATATAATATAATTGCAACCAATCCGCCAATTGCAACAATGATTCCAGTTATTATCAAAATGATTGGATTCGCTGCTAAAAATGCAAATGCAGTTGTCAAACCACCAACCGCCAAAATCAATGGACCAATGACCGCCAATAATCCACCAACAACAACAATCACCTTTTTAATATTTGGATTGATGTTTGCAAACATTAAAGCCAATCCGGCTAAGAAATCTGCAACCTTTCCAATTGCTGGAGCCATAACCTCACCAAATTCAATTGCAAGTCCTTCACTTGCTGATTTTAAACGCATCATTGAACCCTCAAGAGTTTGGTCCATAATTGTTGCCATTGCTTGTGCAGAACCTTCAGAATTTAATAACTCACTATTTAACCCAGCAACCGCATCTTGATTTCTTGCAAGAATAGATGCAACCGCTGCACCACGCTTTCCAAACAATTCCATTGCAGTTGCGTTGGCATTGGTTGAATTATTTATTTGTGCCATTGCATCATCAAATGACATTCCTTTTTTTGCAAGTTCCAAAAAGATGTTTCTCAATGCAGTTCCTGATGTCGATGCTTCAACACCATTGTTTGCTAGTACACCAAGCATTGATGTTGTTTCTTGCAATGTCACACCAGCATTTCGTGCAACTGGAGCAACTGAACTCATTGCAACTTGAAACTTGTTTAGATCAAGTGCAGATGATGAAAATGACTTCGCCATTACATCGGTGACCATTGTCATTTGACTTGCATCTAACCCAAATCCACGCAATGTTGCACCAGCTACTTCAGCCGATTGTGCCAAATCTTCGCCAGTTGCCAATGCAAGGTTTAATGTTGCTTTTGTAATCTTTTGAATTTCACTTGCACTAAAACCAAGTTTTGAGTAATTCAACATTAAATCACTAACTTGTGTTGCACTAAATCTTGTTGAAATTCCTAAATCTTTTGCAAGGTTTGTCAAGTTTTGAAAATCTTTTCCAACCGCACCACTTATGGCTTGAACTTTTGCCATTGATTGCTCAAAGTTGGCAAACGTTTTGACTGCAAGTCCACCAAGTATTGCAATTGGTGCAGTCAATGACATTGACATTGAACGCCCTATTGACTGCATTTTTTTACCTGAAGAACGCAGTTGTCTTGCTAAATTCTGACTTGATGTGCTAAATGCTTTTAAATCAAATCCAGCCCTTATATTTATACTTTTCTTTGCCATTTTAATTGAACCAATTTGGTTTTAATTTTTTTAATTGTTCAATTTCTGATTTAGTATATGGATTTGATTTAGTTCCTTTTTTACCAGTTACTTCTTCCCACTCAAATTTCATTAAGTCTTGTGGTCGTTTCATTGTTTTTTGTCCTTGTGATTTTAACGTTACATATGAAATCAATCGAGCGGTTTCCCACAACGATCTTGAATTTATATTTTCATTTAAACGATTTCCAACGTACGCATCCCACACATCCGCCATTGTATAATTATTTAAACTTAAAGGATTTTGTTTTAACGTACCCAATACAAAACCCCTTATGAAATTAATCAATGGCAATTTTACTTTTTTGCTTCAACCTTTAAATTACCCAATGCACTTAAATCGTTTTGCATTGCTTCAGTGAATACACTAATTAAACCCATGTCATCATCAATTGCATCAATAATAAAATCTTTTGTGACTTTTTCACCTGATGCTTTCATTCCAGCATAAGCAATTTCAACGATCATGTTCATTGTGACATTTTCACCCATTTCTGAAATTGATGATCCAGTTTCTTTTTCATACATTAATAAAGCTTTGAAACCAAATTTGAATTTGTACTCTTTGTTTTTAATTTTAATCATATATTTTTTATAAAAAAAAAGGTGGGGATACCCCCACCCCTTAAATTTATTTTAATTTATTTTTAAACAGTTGCTTGTGTTATTGCTCCAGTTCCTTCAAAAGATACAGAAAAAGTGCTTGATTCCTCAAGACCGTCAGTTCTTTCAAGTGAAGTGATATAACACGAACCACTATATTCTTTGTCTCCAGTCACATCAGTTGTCCAAGTTACAGTCACCAAAGTTCTTCCAGTAAACACAGTGTACAAATCCTCATATCCATAAGTTGCATCTTCAGCAAAAAATCCTTCAGCTGAACCGCTAAAGCTTTTCTGTCCCTCGAGAGATGACTTCCAGCCGTTTGAGTCTTTTGTACTTGCGTCCCTTGTAGACATATCAAACGTTAATGAGTTTGATGTTAAGTGTGCTATTGTTGTTCCAGCAACCTGTATTTTTGCAATAGTTCCATTCAATATTCCTGTCGAAGCCATTTTTTTATTCTTTTAAATTTTAGTCAAATATTATTTATTGTATTATTTATTTGTTGTAATTTTTTTTACTTTTGGTTTTTTTGCAATTGGCTTTTCATCATTTGCAATTGCAACCTCAACAACGTGTTCAATTTTTTCTTCTTCAGTAAAACCATCAAGTGCTTTTGCTACTTTTAATTTTATTAATTCTTTGCCTAATTTATTTGCAACACGCAATTGTGATCCTTCAGGTAATGTTCTTGTATGGATTGCATAATCCATTGTTAATTCTATTCTCATAATTTTATAAATTTAATTTTTTTGCTTTTCTTTTTATATACTTTTCAAGTTTATCACTTGCTTGAGTGTATATCTTATCACTCGTTTCAGAATAAGTTTTCTGAATAAAATTCTTTTTACCAGTTGGATTGGCTGAATGCGTTCCAACTCCGTATTCAATCCACCACGCATAAAAACCATCAAACTTTCTTGCACCTTTTCCATAAGTTGGACCAACCAAAACATTTGGATATTTTTTAGATGGTGATGTTTTTACTGAAATTGCGTTTTTCAATTCTTGTGGTGCGTAATCAGTACCCCTGACATTAATTGTTTTGGTTCTTTGATTTGGTGCATTTTGTTTCATCTTATCAACCACTGGCTGCATTTGCCTTCTTAATATTTTAAGAATTTCACTCCTTTTCATCTTGTCATCCAAAGATTGAATTTCAAGTGCAACTCCTTTAAAACCCTCAATTTTATAGTTTATCATAGTTTTTTGTTTGCACTAATCATTAAACCTTCACGACCAAGTTCTTGAATGTCAAGAATGTCATAGTATTTTGAATTGTATGAAATACGCATCGATTCATCAATTCCATTAAAAAAACGTATCTTAAACTTGACCTTGCTTGTGGATGTCACTTGATCCGCTTCAACTTTTTCATTACCCAAACCACGCTGCACATTTGCAAAGGTTGTGTGATACGTTGACCAACTTGCAGTATATTCACCAATTGAGTTGGTTGAAAACGTTTGTGATTCAATCACAATCTTTCTATCTAAACGACCAATGTTCATATTTCAGTCCGTTGGCTTACCATTGACATTTGGAACTTTGTCCCACGTGACAAGTTGTGCATATTGCTTCCAACTATTGTGCTTTGTCTATTTTCAAACATATCCGAAACTATCATTCGCAATGCTTGTTTTACCATGTCATCAGTATTTGCCAAAGTTGTTATTTCAATTTCAATTGGAAAATCACGATTATATAAGTTTGGCAAATTGTCCTTCATTTCTACATAAGAATAAAGTCCATTTGTCCAAAAGTATTTTGATGAATCTAATGCAGTTCTTGCATTGTCAGAATTATAATAATAAATTGTAAATGCATCTATTGGATTAACATCAATTCTAAAGTCATCCCATTCTGTCATGTACCCAGTCACACCGCCTTTAATAAGTAAACCAGCTTCGTTCCATAACATTAAGTGTGCTGATGCTATGTAATCATTTATCAAATCATCAAACGATAAATCTAAAATGTTTAAATGTCTTTTTGCTTCAACCAAAGTCAAACCCCAATTGACTGATGGTGTATAGCTTGTTATTTTTTTGTTTCTTATCATTGGTTTTAAAAAAAAAGAGGATGGGCAAAACCCACCCTCTTAATATATTAACTAATTAAACTACTAATTACTATCCAAAATTAGCGACTGAAATGGCACTATCCTGTACTAATGCAGCATCCCAGTAAGAATTCAAGATTAATCTGTTTGTTCCGCTTACCGCTTGTGTGTATGGATCAACCAAGATTTCAACTCCACCAAATTGTGCAATCTGAACTTTTGAGAAGTCACCATAATAAACAACTGGCTTACTTGCTATGTCAGCAATTTGGTTTGAAAACTTCGCTTTTACTCCCATAATCGCTTCATTGATGATTAATGGATTAACACCACTAACTTGTGCAGCCGTATAAACTTCACTAAATAAATCATTTGAAACTGCAAATCCTAAATTACCTCTGTTGTGGTTATTAGATTGAACTTGCTCAACTAATGCCATCATTAAGTTTGTGATGTTTGCATTTGTTAATGCCGTTTTTCCTTGTCCTAAATAGTTGTAAGAGCCGTTGCTTGAGTCGTCCGCAAATAATGCATATTCGACCTTTGACCCAACGGCTTGAGCAATTGAGTTTCTCAATGCACCTTCAAGTGATTCATTATGCTGCAATGCGGCTTGTTTACTAAAATCGACAAAACTTGCAAGTCTTTTTGGAGCAAGGTCTTTTTTGCTCATTGCAGAACCACCATCAGCAGCTGCATCCGTTTCACCTTCCCATTGCGTTGTAACCGCACCAAGGATTGGAATACGTTGGTCAGTTGTTGAAGTTACACGAGTAACACCAAGATCATCAAGAATTGTATTTGCATAAACTGCATCAACAAAACTTTGAGTTTCGATTCCTGAAGTTCCGTTTTCAGTAACAACCGCACGATTCAAAATCATTGATGGTATAACAACACCATTTGCACTTCGACCAATTGCAGTCATTTCCTTTTGACCTTCTTGAGCCATTTCTAATTCAACACCATCAAGTTTTCCACCAAATGCTGCACGTACCGCTTTACCGAAAGAAAAATCTCTTACTATTTCTTTTTCTTCTTTGGTTTCTGCCACTACTGGGCTACCACCTAAATTTGCTGCTTTCATTCTTATTTCTTCTTCTTTTTCTACTTTTGGAAGCTCATCAACTAATTCAGTTAATCTCTCCATGTTTGTGTCAAATGACACTTTTTCTTCTTCAGAAAAATCTCTATTTTCGTCAGAAACTAAATTTTCAAGAGCATCAAGGGCAACTTTTACCTCGCCTATTTCTTCTCTAATTATTTTACTATTTCTCATTTTCTAAATTTTAAACACAAAAATTATTTATTTGATTACAGGTACTTTGTAACTATTTTTACTTTGTTGTATTCTCGTAAAGATGATTTTGTTTCAAGTCCCATTTCAACAATTTCTTCTTCTTCAACCTCAAGTGTTTTTTTAAGTTCATCAACTTGGTCAGCACTTCGTTTAAATGCATCACGATTTGACCCAGCACTTACAATTGACCATTCAATCAATTCTTGACGAGTAAAATATATTGTATTTTTATCCTCATCATCTTCTTTGCCGTAACGATATTCATGCGGTATTGCTCCAACACTAGCCATTTTTAAAATACCATCTTGCATTTTGTTAAACACTTTGTCAGCTAAAGGATTGTTTCCTTCACGTTCAAATGTTACTTCACCAACTAACGCTTCACCATCTCTAAACACTCGTGAAGTTCCAATGATTGTATCAGGATTGTCACCACTTACAACGTGATTATAACCAACGATTGGATTTCTGTCATAAGTTGACAAATCCCAGCCATCAAGTTTAAAAGATGTACCATGTCTATCAATGGATTCAGTTGAAATTATAAATTGTGCAGTTCGTTCGACTTCATTTATATTTCGAACCTCTGCAAGTCTTTCTATTTTATTCATTGTTTTCTTTTTTATAATATTCTTTTATGTCTTCAATTGGTATTCTATTAATTTGAACATATCTTTCATCACCACCATCAATTGGATTCCTATCCTCTAATTCAAGTACATCATTTATGCAATAAGCTCCTATGTCAGTCATCAATCGATAATATTCCCCTTTTGTCTTGACATCAGTTCGAAGTAAACGATCAACGTTATGCTTAAAATAATGGTCAAGTTTTTCTGTATCTTTTAATAATTTTCGTCTATATTCTTGCTCAATCTTTTCAATCCACGTACCTATTGAGTAAGTCACAAATTCAATTGATTGGTGTTCAATGTTTGAAAACGTTGAATTCTCCATCTCATTAATCATGTGTGATGGTATTCCCAAGATTGTTGCAATCTCGTTCTTTTGGAATTTTCGTGTTTCAATGAATTGAGCATCTTCAGGTGGTAAACCGATTCGATGATATTTTGAACCAGCATCAAGAATTGCAGTGCCTCTTGTTCCGTTTGGTCCGTAGTTTGTAGTCCATTGTTGACTGATTGCTTCTTTTGTTTCAGGTTTTAATACACCAGCAAATTCAATAAAGCCATCAATCCTTGCTGATTTGTTATAAAAGTCAGCTCCATAATCTTGAGCGGCAATAGATAAACCAAGATTTTTCTTATGTGCTTGTATTGCCGAAAGTCCAACAACTGGATCAGTTCCAAAGCCACGAAGATTAATCATGTCAGCATCTTTGACCATCAATGATTCACTTTCGTTGTATGCTTCTTTGACTTGAACTTTCCAATAAATCTCATCATCATATTTTATTGGTTCACATTGTTCACGTGTTACATTTACCAATGATGTTGGTGT